GGAACATCCTCCAGGCTGTGTCATGCTCGGACTTCGCGTGGTCGCCCTCGGCGACCTCGCGCACGTCCAGGTCCTCGACCGCCACCGTTTGGTTCTCGCGGAGCAGTCTCGTGGACAGCTTGTCAAGAAAATCCTTCCTTCGATTAGCAACTTTTTCATGTTCGCGAGCGATGCGCAAGCGCAAAGCTTCGCGTCTCTTTGAACCTTTCTGCTTCTTGGAGAACGCTCTCTGAAGATCAGCGATACGACTTCCTGATTCTTTGAGGAAGCGAGGATTCGCGACGGCTTCGCCGTCGCTGGTCACGCAGAATTCCTTAAGACCGAGGTCGATGCCGATTTCTGTTTCGGAGGACGACAGTGCCTTCGGCACAGCCTCCTCGACCAAGATTGAAGCATAATACTTCCCGGCACGTGACCGTGTTACGGTCACGTGCTTTATTTCCCTTGCCGACCAGTCGATGTCCTCGTAGTTGCGGAAGGAAACGAAGCCTACCTTCGGTAGGCGGAGTTTCCTACCTTCCACTCGGATATTGTAGTTTGTCGTATAACTAGTATACGACTCCTTATCCCGGTGCTTAGCCTTGAACTGCGGAAAGCCGACTCCGTCGTCCTTCCGATCAAAGAAGTTCTTAAACGCCGTTTGCAAGTTAATCTTCTCGGAAGTCAACGCTTGCGCGTCGACTTCCTTCAAGAAAGGAAATTCGGCATAGAAATCTGTGGGGTTCGACCGGCACTGCGTGCCGGTCTCCTCATACGACTTCTTGCGTGCCTCCAACATGCAGTTGTATACCTTACGGCAGCAGCCGAAAGTCTTGCAGAGCAAGACTTCCTGCTTCTTGTTAGGATACAGTCTGACGTTGTAGGCACGCTGAAACATGGTTCAAAATTTCTTTTTATATAGTTTATATATAGTTAAATTAATTTTGTTTGTCAAGTTCCGCGCCTATCATCTGCCACCCTAAAGGGTTCCCCAGCGCCTAGCGGCGCTGGGTGGCATGTTTCTCGGCGCGATTTTCTAAAGCAGGAATAATTCCCAATATTCCTTTTCAGGAACATTTAAATAATTGCGGATGCTTTTTTCGCTGACGATTTGGCAAGGGGCACCGATCCATTTTACCATACGCGCCTGTTCCTGCAAAGGGGAGGCACCATGAATATTTAACAATATGCGGCTTCGGAGAATATAATGATCCAAGGAATCCCCATAAATAGGATTGTCCGGACGAAGGATTGTCACATTGTATTTTCGCCCCAAAAAATCCAATAGGACGTTACGGCGCTGAAGATTGTCCGTGCGCCCGACAAAAAGAATATCAATATCCTTTTCCACCGGGGCATATATGGACCAATTCATATAAGGCGCGAGAATATGGAGTTTCGCGTCGATTCCTATTTCGCGCAAAAGCTGGACGTTTTCCTCATCATAATCCCACACCTCATCGGCTGCCGAGAGCCATTCATAGTATTTGGTTCCCGGAGCGATCCACCCAGGGCGACATTCGGATATATTTCCGTCCGAGGCGCATGCCACCGGCTCCTGATTATATAAAATAACCCGAGAATAGCCGCGAGCGAATTCATGATAATCATAAAGGTTGCAAAAATCAACGGCACCAAGAACCATCAAGGTATCGGGAGACCTATCCGGGAATTCATGCACCAATGAATTCAAGGTGTCGAGATACATGGAAGATGAATATCGGAATATCATATCCTAATATAATCCTTATGTTGTCGGAATTGTCACGAATTGGCCCCATATCCGTACGGCGGCGGCCGTTCCGGACAGGAGGCGGATTTTTATCTCATGCTTATGCCCGGCATCCATAAAATACCAGCCAAGATCCGGCTCGTACATATTTTTACGTAAGGACACATACTTGCCGACGATCTTAGTCCCATCGCGATAAAATTCCACGGCCACATAAAATCTCGTGGTGGCGTCGGAATAAAGCGAAAGGCTAATAATGCGGGCACTGGTGCTAGATTCATATGTCCTAAAAGTATATGCCGTGGTTGTGGGGGTTGAATTATAGAGATACCCAAACGAGGCCCAAGTTCCCGCCGAGCCATACCCTTTAGGGCCAGTCGCCCCAGTCGTGCCCGTCGCCCCTCGAGGGCCACAAACACCCTTGGGTCCGCAGGGGCCACATGGGCCGTTGGCACCGGCCCAGGCGGGGCCGGAAGGTCCACAAGGGCCGGTGGCACCCTGAGGGCCGGTTCTGCGGCCTCCGGTCGCCCCAGTAGCGCCTTTTGGTCCGCAAGCGCCCTGAAGGCCGGAACCGCCTCTCGTGCCGGTATCGCCTGTAACGCCGTTTGCCCCGGACGGTCCGCAGGGTCCACTCAGACCTTGCGCACCGGTAACCCCAATGCCTCCGGTACTTCCAACAGCACCGCTAGGCCCGCATGGGCCTTGAGGGCCACACGGGCCTTGAGGGCCGCATGGACCTTGAACGCCGGTGCTGCCAGTCAGCCCGGTTACCCCGGATGGGCCACAAGGGCCGGCCGGGATAGAGGAGGAGATAACCGGGCCGCTCGGGCCGGATACAATGGATATATTTTCGCCGGGAATTATCGGGATGACATCGGCTACAAGGTTATCCAATGCGGTATCAATATTCTCGCCATCCTGGGTGCATGCGGCACGCTCGGCAATAATCTCATTCCCATTAAGTCCATTTATAAATTGAACTGTTGCCATTGAATACCTCGGCTATTACACGTTAATCAGCATATAGGCGTTTTTACAGTGAACCACGGACGCCGTACCGCTTACCTTCGTCAGGTGAACTTGGTATGCTGTATTCGGGGCCACGAGGAGGGATAAGGTTTTCTCTAGCGTGCTTCCATTCAGGCGGAATGTAACATCCTTGGATGTGCTCGCGGTTACGTTCGTAAAGGTGACCTTCACATAAAAAGAGGATGAGCCCTCACACCAAAAATAATACGTGACCAACGCGCCGCGAGTACTCGAACTTCCCCAGCTATCTATCAGCTTTGCTGATGTGGTCGGAGTATGTGTCGCCAAATCGCAGTCCCCAACCATAGCGGATACGGACATGCCTGTGGCAAACCCGTGGGGGCCGGTGGCACCCTTGGGGCCGCACGGCCCTTGAGGGCCGCAGGGTCCTTGAACGCCCCGGACACCGGTATTGCCGGTGCTACCGGTAGCTCCTTTAGGGCCGCAGGGTCCGCAAGGACCCTTTGCCCCGGACGGTCCGCAAGGCCCACAAGGACCGATAGGTCCGGTATCCCCGGTAGCCCCCTTGGCACCGGACGGTCCGCATGGGCCACATGGACCGGTGGGACCGGTCGTTCCCTTGGAGCCAGTAACGCCCTGTGCCCCGGACGGCCCTACGGGGCCGCACGGGCCGGTAGGACCGGTGTCACCCCTGACTCCGCCGGAACCCAAAGGGCCACATACGCCGGAATTTCCGGTCACGCCTTTCGCACCGGACGGTCCACATGGGCCCGTGGCACCGGTCGGCCCAGCAATGCCGCCAGGACCCGTGGCTCCGGGGGCCGCCGAGATGGTATACCCATTCGCGCCAGAGGTTATCGTAATATTTGTCCCCTCAATCAATGAGGCGGTGTTTGCTTCTATGGTATCTATTGCGGAATCGATATCCTTTCCTGAATGGGAATACTCGGCGTATTTCGCATAAAGCGGCTTTCCATTTATACTATTGACATACGCAGTTTTCGCCATAAAAACCTCATAAAATTAAATCAAAAGGCCCATTTGCTGCACCTTGCAGGTCACTGCGGCGGCCGTTCCTGAAACAAGTTTCATCAATACCGAATATGCATTTCCGGGCGCAACGTAGTATGTTACGGATGCCTCCTCATTGGCGGTGAGTTCCAGAACCGTGGAATACCCGGCGGAGGTGGTGCTATTTTTAAGATTCACATCCACATAGAAGGTTCCGGTACTACTCGTATAAAAGAAATATGTAGCCACACGCCCATAGGAAGAAGCATCCCACGTATCTATTTCTGTAAACGATGTGGTCGGCGTAAGGGATGATTTTTTACTGCAATTCGCTATGCCGGTAGGCCATGCCATCGTATTCGGGATACCCTTATTTCCGGTGACACCAATATTGCCTTTTGACCCGGACGGTCCACAAGGGCCGCAAGGGCCCTGTGCACCGGTCGGACCTGTGGCGCCTCGCACCCCGGTAACGCCTTGCGCACCGGTCGCCCCGGTAATGCCTTTCACGCCGCTAGGGCCGGAAGGACCGGTTGCGCCTGTGGCACCCTGTCCGCCAGTAACGCCTCGGACGCCCGTTGGACCGGTTGGCCCGGTTGCTCCTTTAGGGCCGCATGGGCCTTTGGCCCCGGTAGGACCGCTCACCCCGCGAGCGCCGGATGGACCGCAAGGTCCGGTAGCGCCTTTAGGGCCACATGGACCGGTTGCGCCGGTCGGACCGGCTGCACCGGTAATGCCTTGAGGACCACAAGGGCCAGACGCACCAGTAGATCCTCTTGGGCCACACGGTCCAGTAGGACCAGTGTTCTCGATAGTCGATATCGTCACTCCAGATGGTCCGTAGTCGATCTTGATGTTATCACCAGCGACTAGCGGATTGACGTTCATACGCAAATCGTCAAGGGACTCGTCGATATTACGACCAGCCGTTGTATATTCGGCGCGTTCCGCATATATCTTCTTTCCGTTAATTTCGCTAATGTATGTCGTCGTTGCCATATCGAATTTTGTAAAACCTCGTGGAATCAAATATAGATTATATGAGTTTTAGTTGCAAATTTACGTCCTTAGACGGACCAGCATCAGTGTATGTCCAAGGGCTCTCGTACTAAACGAACGTTCATGTATCTTGAATAAGCAATCCCACTTCCGTTTTTATCAATGTTGGCATCGTCTCCGGACGCAAACAGCTCAATATAACTATTCTTATTATTAGTAATTGTTGACGTAGCGAAAAAAGCATTCCCACCACGCACTGGAGTATGGTCGATATAATGAGACGGCAATCCAGAGCCACCTTCTATATAATGCAGTTCATTATCGTAAGGTTTTGCGTTAAATCCATACCTATCTAATCCATTTCCGGAATTGTCCCACCCAGTTTCTGACTTAAGCATCTGACCGGCAACTTCCGTTCCGCCTACATACGTAAACAACGTCGCATATTCATCATTACTTGGAAGATGCCATCCATTGTTGAACAGTGAATCCAGCTGTAACGTGTAACTGTCACTACCATTATCATGCTCGTAATATTTTTCGCCATTGAACGTATGTACGGACGAACTACCGTCATCATACTTCAAGTTCTCGGCAAGCCATTCCTGTGTTCCGATAGTAACCGTCTTGTACTTCTTTCCACATATTGTAGTTCTTCCTCCAGTTGCGTTGCGGACGAGACGAACTGACATGGCCATAGTATTACTGTTGTTAGTAAGCCCAGCAACGTCACGATCATACTGCATATACAAATGGTAGGATTGATCTGGAAAATCAATGTTTTCATACTCCTCCGACGTCCATAGAACTGAATATTTACCTTTATATACAAAATTACCATTAGCATCTCTATATCCAACTGGGACAGCATTAAAGCCATATGTATCATCATTGGATATACCCACATATGAATCCCAACCATCGCGAGACTTCAGATACTGTCCAGCCGTAGACGCAAGTCCGTTGCCTACTTGAAATGCCAATGTACGAAAGTCATCAGTACTAGGCAAATACCAACCATCGCCAACCGTAGCGGACACTCGCACGGCAGCCGCCCAATTATAAAACTTCTCGCTAGCGTACGGAGACGATTGTCCAGTATATATACCAACACCGCCGTCGTCCAGCTGCAAGTTTTCTGCAAGCCATTCTTGGTTGCCAATAAGGACGGTCTTGTAAGTTTTGCCGCCGATAGTAGTAATACCGTAACGGAAGATGGCATTTCCGTCAGCATCCACGATTCGCTTTCCGCCGTATGTAAGAACGATAGGAGTCATCGTCTAGTACCTCTACAAGATAGCGTCCAGTTCGATAGTAGTGAAGGTCACTACGCCGTATGTGCTGGTAGTCGCCGCCGGAAGGTTCACATGACCGTTTGCATCCGGAGTATACGCGGAAGAGTTGTTAAGCTTGACGCCTTGGACAATTGCGCTCGGTTTTCCGCTGACGTCCGACCATGCGACCGACGATGCGGTAGCAGCGTTTCCTGAAATATTGATTGCGTACGTATCGGTAGCCGTACCTGTAGTAGGAAGCGCAGACTGAGCACCTATCTGAGACGCTGTGACCGAGTGAGGGTTATTGGTATCGGTCAAGTGGGTATCATATGCAGATACCTTCGTAGCAGTGACGTCACTGTTGATAGCGGCCCACTGTTCGTTAGTAAAGCTGCTGTTATTCAGCGTATACTCGTACGACCAGCTTCCGCTCGGTGTACCGTCGGCATACTTGAACCTACGATATTCGTCAACGTCTGTCGTAGTTGACAGGTTAATCGATACAAACACGTAGTCGTTATTGCTTACGGTGACGCCGGAAGGGAACGTATAGCTATTCAATGCAGATGCGATCTGGGCATTGGTAGCCGACGTTGTCAATCCAAGGTCGGTCACGACGTCGTATGTCCCAAGGAAGTATGCAGTATTGGTCGCGATTGACGAATTGACGAAGTTCTTGACGGCTTCCGTAGTAGGATAGTGTCCGGACGTCGGCGTATTCGGTATGGAAGTATCCTTATTGGCGACAGCCTCCCTGGAAGTATCGCTTGGGTGGACGTGGTCGCTCTTAGACCATGTACTTGCCGAACCCGGACTAGCTGTGCCGTCCATTACTGGGTTACTTGTACTCGCTGACGGAATAGTCGGCTTGTTCAGGATTTGTGACGCACCGGAATTCGAGTTCCAGTCCGCGTTAACCTGGTCGACAAAATTGCCTTGCTCGTTAAGGAACTTGGTAGTCGAACCAGAGCTATCTATACTCAGCTTAGCCTGAAAATAATTTTTTAAGTTATTTACAAGTGTTTGTAAACCATCCCAATTAAGATAATTTGCCATATTTCTATCCCCTTATGCATTGCGGACTAGGCGAACTGAAAAGCCGTAGTCCTTGCTGATATTTGCCAAGCTAGCATTGTCCGCAACGCTCAATTCCATATAGTACGATGTGGTACTATTATCAATTGAACTCCAAAAGCACGCAACATTACCATCGTCGCAAAAATCTTCAGATGGATGTCTCTGCCCAGCTGGCAATGCAGAAAATCCATACGCATCAATACCGTTGCCACTGTTATTCCACAAGCTCATTGACTTCAGTGCATTACCGGCAGTAGATGATCCGCCCGCAGATGTAAACAGTGTCTCAAATTCAGTATTACTAGGCAAGTGCCATCCGTCGCCAGCAGTAGCCGATACCCTAACAGCTGCATCCCAAGTGTAAAAATGCTCACTTGCGTACGGAGACGACTGTCCGGTATAAATTCCGGACTCGCCGTCGTCCAGCTGCAGATTCTCAGCCAGCCATTCCTGGTTTCCAATCAGGATAGTCTTGTACGCCCTTCCACCGATAGTCGTGGTGCCGTGGCGGAAAAGGGCCTTCCCGTTCGATGCAGTGAGCCGGACTCCGCCGAATGTAAGCACTGTAGGTTTCATCCAAAAATCCTTTGCCGAGTATGAAACTCACCCGGACGGATGAGAGGTTCATCGGCAACAGCCTTTTAGTACGGGACTACTAGGTTCCCGACGAAGTGAACAGCGAGTTGATATCGGCATCGGAAATTGCAGCCGGGTCGCTACCGGTAATAGTAATCGTACCGGATCCATCGGAAGTTACTGCTGCCAGACCGGAACCGACAATGTTATGAGCATTCTTGACCGCATTGTTAGTCACAAAATTCAAATACACGTTTCCAACAGTTGCTGCGGCGTTAGCTGTTGCATAACTCGTTGCTCCGACAATAACCGCATCGCTGTTTGCCAGGTCATACGCAGTCTTCACGGAATTCGGCGTCGCCGCAGTAGTCGTCGACGTACTGTTGACCGCGTCGGTGAGCTGCACGGCACCCTTGACGCTCGTAGTACCGTCAGGTACGGCGATCGTGACATCGTTGCTAGTTGCAGTAATCGACACGTTGGTTCCGGCAACGACCGGAATCGAATTACTGGTAATCGCATCGAGTTCGGTACGGACGGCTGCCTCGGACGGATAGGCAACATTCGTAGCCGTACCGGCAGCACGGATAGACGTTACCTTGTTTGCCGAGTCTTCGAGCGTCTTGGTAACAGCAGCTCCCCATTCACTAGGAGTTCCGCCATCTGTACATGTATATGTGGTGGATACATTGCCTTCGATCTTTTCGAAGACATATGCAGTTCCGGTATCCTTGACAAGCTGATAGTATTCATCAGTACCAGACGTTGTCAATTTAAGTACAGGAACCTTCTTTGCAGTAAGATAAGCGCCAATTGCCGCATATGTATCCGTCATGGCCACATAGACTACAGTGCCGCCCAAGTCGTTCAATGCCGTGTACACAGCACCGCTCGTGATGGCCTTCGTCGAGCTCTGTGTCGGAGTAGTGTCCATCGTCTCGACTGTAGCTGAAATCTTGCCGTCGGTTTCTCCAATCGCCTGAATATACTTACCGGCCTCACCAACTGCGGCTACGTCCAGGTCGTTGATAGCGTCACGGACAGCCTTTTCTGTAGCCGCCTTATTGTTTTCGCTTGCTACGGTGGCTCCGATAGAACCAGCAAGCTGGACGACACCAGCGTCACTTGTCGACGCATTAGGAATAACTACATCACCGTTATTATCCTTAAGTTCTGTACCGCTAGAACTACCCAGCTTGAGACTATTCACGAAATCCGTCGTGGTCTTTCCGGAATCGGTAAGATCCCCGTTGCCATCAAGTCCAGCCAAGTGGCCAGTTGTAGCACTAGAAACCCTTGTCGCACTGTTGTCAGCCGTAATATTGACCGCAGCGACCTTACCGTCAGTCTCGGTTACCTTGACCTGGACGTTCCTGCCGTCGACGGACGTAATCTCTGCATCCAAACCATCAATGGCAGCCTTTACACCAGCGCCGCTGATCGGCTTGTCACTGTTAGTTCCAGTAGGTACGTACGTCTGCTGGGTAATGTCGTCGGTGAACGCGCTCAACGTAGTAGGCTTGTTCTTGATATAGTCATCTGCACCCGTCAGAGTCTGTTCCCAGTCGGGCTGGACGTTGACTTCAGCACCGGCAGCGATACTATCCAGTTTTTCCTTGTCTGCACCCGTCATAAGACCGGCAGAACCACCAGTGCCACTAGAAGAAGCAACAGCGTTCGGAATGTTTTTCTTTGTCGGGTTAATCTGGCCATCAGATGATTGCTCAATAGTATCGATAAACGCAAGAGCATCACCAGACGCGGTCGGGTCACTAACGGCCATGTTTTTTGCATCGACAAGGCCATCCGTCGTTGTAATCAACGAATAACCAGCAGTGTTTCCTACCTTACCGCCATTGGTAATGTTTCCATGATCGTGGGTATTGCTGGCCGTATTGTCAGACGTTACGGTCACCGCCGTAATCTTGCCGTCCGCTTCGGTAACAGATAGGCCGAAATTCGGCGTTACACCGGTATCACCGGCAGAATTAACCGTAGCGTCGAGGTCGTTGATGGCGTCACGGACTGCCTTCGGAGTAGCTGCCGTCGTATCGGTAGTTTCATTTGCTCCTATACTACCTTGGAGCTGCACGACACCCTTTTGTGACGTAGTGCCGTCCTGGATGTCGTTCAATGTAAGGGTTACGTCGCCGTTTTCGTTCTGTGACATGGACGCGACACCCTTGAGCGTGCCGCCAGTGACGGACACGGCTGTCTGCTTAGTTTTGAAACTAGACGGAGATACATCCGAATTCTTGATTAGCTTACCGGTAGAACCATCAAATATGGCAAAGTTTCCGTCAGTCGCAGATGACGGACCAGTAACCGCACCATCGATATTATTCTGGATTACGTTCCAATCATCGTTAGACGCTGTACCAGCGGCATAGTCCTTCGACGCAATAATCATGTCACCGATTTCACATACTTTTCCGGCATATGTACCAGCATCGGCAACCTTGTATGTATCACCAGCTTTATAATTCTCTGAAGGCAATGTCGGATAAGTACCATGAGTCGCACCAACAGTTCCCTTATAGTGCATCGCTTCGCCGATATTGCCAACCACGGCCTTTACATATGCGGTTGTGGCGATTCGTGTAGAATCATCACTAGTTTCGGCGGTTGTTGCCGTAGGAGTACCAGTCAACACCGGAGATTCTTTCGGAGCGAACTTGTTATGTATATTCGTAACAAGGGTCTCTAGGCCATGTTTGTTCAAATAGGTATCGAGTTGTTCTGGCATGATAAACCGTCACGTAAGCTTTACGCGTAGTTTATCAGTTTGCCACTAATCAGAACATGTTATCTATCTCATTATCGGAAATAGCGACCGGATGGTTGTCTATATAGGCCAGTGAAGTCGAATCGGATTCCTCCCAGTCAGCCTTCGTATTTATCTTCGTTACATATTCAGGCGAAATGCTGATCTCGTGGTTCTGCTGCGCAATGGCAATGCCCAGACCGGCAATATAGGCCGGGACGTCTACAGACTTGTCGTTCAAGTCGATCACCAGCGGGACTCCGCCCACCTTTACGATTTCGATCCGGTTCGCTTGGGAACCCGGCTCGATATCAGCCAGCTTGGACTTTTCCTCTGCAGTATACGATGCAGTCGTGGCGTCAAGGATAGCCTTGTTGTTATGCGTATGTGACCAGACACCAATGGATACCGTAAAGAATTCATCGCCGTCGCACAGCTTGTAGAAGACGTCACGAGCCCAAGTCATCTGACTGGAATCGGTGAATGCCTCGTTACAGGTAAATATGACGTAAGGCTTTACTACTTCGAGTTCTATCTTGTACAGCGTGAAGTACATTCCGGTTCCGCCATACGACACTTGCTGGGGAGTGATCCATGCAGCGTTGTCGTGCAGTATCATCGGCGCTCCACTCTCGAACGCCTCCACGATACGGCTGAACGGAGTCGCCATTTGCGTATCCGGTTCGACCGTATTCGCAATGAACGTACTGGTAGGGATGGTAATATATACGGTCTTACGTGCGTCCGGAGGCATGGGGACGTTGTTGACCTTGATGACCTCGATCTTGTTGTCCAGCTGTTGCGGCGTGTATCCGGTATCGGTTAGGTTTCCGTTTTCATCCAGTCCGGCAACGTGCCCAGCAACCGCTCCTACCACCTTGTCGGCCTTGGAATGGACGTCCACGTGCCCCGGTTCGGCCCATTCTACGCCATTCTCAGTTACAGTAAGAACAGATCCTACCGGACTTTCTTCCGACGTAGGCACTTCGCTAATCGTCAAGTCGATATTCTTGTTCTCGTCCGGGATTACCGGAGTGCTTCCGTTGATTGAAATGCTGTTGACAGCGCCCTTTTCCTCGATTTCTTGTTCCAGGTCTGACCGTAACGTATCCAGAGCTTCCTGGGTAGCGGTCGAAATCGGCTTGTCGAGGTCAGCCGTGTTGTCAACTTTATCCAAGCCGATGTTTCCGCGAACGTTTTTACGTCGCGTGTCGTCAAGATTCTGAGGACTAGTCAAAACATGTGTCGTAATTTGCATATATTTCTCGTCAACCGGCTTTGTATTCAGTTTATAAGAATTGACATTTTAAATCACAGATAAACTGCACTTGACTGCACTAAGAGGCAAACATGTCATTTTACGATACAGCAGACTTTGTAGAGGCGTTCCGCAACGGAGGATGCTTCCTATTCGAAGGCGACGAGGGCGATCCGGACGTGACCGAGGAAGCACCAGAAGACGCATCATTGGAAGATACAGAACGCGACGATAACGACACTCAAACTGACGAAGGTTCAGAACAAGATCCGCCCACACCAGATGAAGAAGACTCGCAAGACGAACAGATACCAGACGATGTCAAGGAAAGTTCTGCAGAAACGGTGAACACCGACGACCCATCACAAAGCAAGCAGTCGTTCACCGCAGACCAGATTGCAGCAGAATTCCGTAAAAGCGGTGCCCTCAAGATGACAGTCGCCTACGCAGTCAAAGCCATCGGGAAAACAAAAAATGTCACACTGAAGATGCTTCTGCCATATATCAAGGCAGGAATCGAAAAGTTCTGCCAAAAGCAGGAATTCTCGACCAATGTGTCCGAAATGGCCAAGGCAGTCATGGAGACCTTGAAGAGCCTCAGCGTGAAGGAAGTGCAGAAGGCCAAGATGCAAGCAGCGCAAGCCAAGAAGGACGCCGAACAGAAGGCTGCCGCACAGCAATCCGATGAAGGATCCGCACCAGAAGGCGGCGAGGAAGCCCCAGCGCCAGAAGGCGGTGATGAAGGCGGAGAAGAAGAAGGTGGCGAAGAAGTCGCTCCACCAGAAAACTAAGAAAAAGGGACGCATCAGCGTCCCTTTCCCACACCACGCATCCAAATCTACATGTACAAATCGGCGTAAGTTTCCGACTCCATTTCTTCCGGAGTCAGCTTCTCTTCCATCTTTATTAACTTGTTGTCCAGTTCCCAGTATTCCTTGACATATCTGTCCTGGCGAAGGGAATCCTTGTCGGTCACGCAAGTAAGCCTTGACAAGTCCATGTTGTCCTTCAAGTCCATCAGCTTCACCTTGGTGGCTAGTAAGTTCTCTCCGATCCGACCGATATACACGTCACGGCCATCTGACTTTCCACGTGTCAGAAGCTCCACCGTCTTCCAGACGGCTACCGGGAAGAACAGAGAAAGGTCGCTCACGGTAAAACCGCCGTCCTCTACAACGTCGTGCATGTACGCGGCAGCCGTCAAAATGTCGTCATTGTACTTCTCGGCGGTCAGTTCGGCAACTCTCGTAGGATGATAGATATATGCCTGTCCTCCCTTGTCGAGCTGTCCGGCGTGCGCGAACTCGGCAAATGCCTTCGCACGTTCCACCATGCCCAGATTCTGCTTCTGGACGTCCTTTAGAAAACCCTTAATCTCGTCGCGTGATCTCATCAAATTCCTCTCTCACACACAAAAGTTATGGCTTCCGGCACGCACTCGCATTGCCGTACTGTTAAAATTACATCATTTAAACAAGAAAGTAGTAATTTATAATTTGTAATTCAAATCGGGACCCATTATGGTTTTTGATGCAGATTTTGAACACGAGATGACCCAGCAGATGGTAGCGGCAATCTCGTTCGCACTGGAACTTGACGCAGAGGTGATGATCGACGACGTGAAGCAAGTCCGCAAGGTCATCAATACCTACACGTACTCGTTCCACGGACAGTTCGCCGCCGGTGAGCTGTTCGGCGAATTCTACGGACAGTACTCGGTAAAGGACAATCTCACTACGCTGAACCAGATGAAGTTCAAGTTCGGCGACTGCGACACCGAAGCTGTCATCAGTTGCGGAAGCGGACAGACGATGCTCAACGGCATATCGAACGCATACAACGTGTACCGTACCAGAAAGGGAGCACTGCCGAAAATCTACCCTCAGCTGACAAGTAAACTTGACACCATCAACCGTCTGGCAGCAGACACCAAGGTAAGCGAAAAAATCGCAGCGATTACCGCAGAAATCCGTGAACTCTTCGGAACCGATATCGAACTGGTATCCACACTACCAAAGGAAGGCTAATATGCAGCTTGACAAGTACATCAGCGACATCAAGGAAGGAATCGACAAGATCGGCAAGTGGCCGACAAAGATGCTGACCGAACGCTCGATCGAAATCAACTACACCGCTAACAACATCCGTCTCGCCGGACGTGTCGTAATTGCGTTCAGCGTGCCCAACGGACACGTGAACGTGCGTGTGTCCTTCTACAACTACAACTGCGTAAGAAAGGAATCGCTCGTTATGAGGGAAATGTCCGTCGACGCGGTCGTCAAACAGGTAACAAGCTTCGTGGACGACAAGGAATCTCGCCTTCTTGCCGACTGCACCAACGCAGAATCTCACCGTCTGGCCATCGACAACCTCATGTCGGTCAACGGCTACGCAGTTGATTGCGATTCGAAGTACATGGCGGTGTTCAATGGCAAGGGTGTCAAGATCACGTTCAAGTACACCGACGAACCGAACTTCTCGGTAATCATCACCAAGATCCGTAAGAAGTGCAACGAGAAGGACATCATGTTCGAGACGGCCTTCCCCGAATACGACTATGCGGCATGGATGCAGAAGATCTCGACTGGTATCGAGAACATCCGCAAGAAACTCGTACCAGAGGCCACCAAATGATCAATCCGAACGCAAAACTCACTGCTGAACAGTTTCTATTCGCCCAGCGGTTCTTCTACTTCATGTGGGAGGCTTGCGCCGGATACGCCATAATCGTGATAATGACTATTATTTCCATCACATTCGGCACATTCATGCTTGAACAGTTCGGCGACGTAGGCGGTTTCATCTGGATTGGCGTCACCTATGTAGCGTTCCTCAGTTTCGATTCGTTGTATCGTAGAATGGTTAAAAGCATGCGAGCCCATCTTCCACAAGGAATCATGCAATGAATAAAGACCCGAACGAGCATTACGTACCACAAATCGTAAAAGACGAGGAAGAATATATCCGTTCCGGTATCGCCACATACGGATACGATGGATTCTGGACCTTCATCGACGAGCTGAACAAGAAACCGATCAAACCGTACAGAATCAAACTAATACGTAGAAAGTTTCCACAGCTTTCTATGAAGAAAGGCGGCATCTAGCCGCCTTTTTTATTTCCGCATTTCAGCGATTTCAGCCCTCGACAGAAGCCGTTGATTGCTACTGCCTCGGAATCGCAAGGAAAGATCTCTCTGCGCCTGGATAAATGGTCCGTCGACCAAGACATCCACCAAGTCGAGAATGCGGTCAGTGACCCCTTCCACGTGCTTTCTCTGACCAAGAAGCAAGTCTCTCTCCAGAATGTAGCCAGTGTAGATCCACAAGGTCTTTTCCGGATACATTTCCTTGAAACGAGTTAGCAACGGAAGCAAGGCGGCTTGGTTCTCAGGTTCCATGACTTCCCCGCCAAGGCAACTTAATCCGTCTATGTAAGGCTGCTTGCACGCTTCGAGGATTTCATTGGCCTCGATCTCGGTAAATTCCTTACCGTATGCGAAATCCCATGTTTCCTCGTTAAAGCAACCTGGACAATGGTTGCGGCAACCGCTGACGAAAAGGCTGACTCTGCAGCCTTCGCCGTCAACGATACTCATGTAGTCGATGTTGCCGTAATGCATTAGATGTTCTTCCTATCGCCGAGTTCCTTAATCTTGGCCTCATTCCAGGAAGAGAAAAGGGACTTCCTTGGAGCCCCCGAAAGGTAGCCCGTGATACGACGAACTCGAACTATATACGACTCGTCATGGCATCCGCATACAGGGCATGCGTTATCAATTACACCATGATAACCACATTTAAGGCAATCGTCCAGCGACATGGTTGTCGTAAAGTATCCCAAGTCACCTTCATACATAGCGTCAATGACTGCCTTGAGAGCAGCTGGATTCTTTGCCGGATCACCATTGACCTTATAGTAGAAGATGTGGCCAGCGTTGGTGAGAGCATGGAACGGAGCTTCGGTCTTGATCTTGTTTTCAAGCGACGTATCCAGAGAAAAGTCCATCATGTGGGAGTTGGTGTAGTAACCCTTGCCGAACAGACGATGCAGATCGACATCGGCGAGCTTCTTGTTCTTGGCAACGAGCATCGTGTGACCGTCCTCGTCCTTGACTTCCTTGGAGAACTTATTCTTGTCGATATTCGCGAATCGGCCAGCGACAGCTTCCGCCGGTGTAGCGAACGTGCTCCAGTTGAGATGAGTTTCTTTCTGGCAAGCGTCAGTGAACTCGCGGATATGCTTGACAATATTGATAGCAAATTCGTCCACATCATGGTCAATACCAAAGGTCTTGCCAGTAATTACCTTGACAGTTTCAGCAATACCGATGTAACCGATACTCAATGTAGACTGTTTCAACACGTCGGCAATCTTGTCGTGAATGGCATGCGGCTTGTCGTCCGACGTATAGTAGACGCCTTGCTGCATAGTGAACGGATAGTTCTCGTATGTCTTCTCGCAAATGAGCTTGAAGCGTTCGAGAAGGCTTCCCTTCGCATCTTCTAGCATAGCGTCAAGCTTTTCATAGAAAATCTTCGTACGGTTCTCGACATTCGTAGACTCCAAGTGGGCTTCGATAGCGAGTCGAGGAAGGTTGATAGTGTGGAATGCGAAGTTGCCACGGCCAGTTGTCTGCTGGGCACCGTTAATATTTCCGATAACACGTGTACGGCATCCCATCGTAGCGATGGTGGTGTTCGGAATGACACGGCGTAGAGTAGCCTGATGACCCTTGCACTTGATGATATCCCAGTTGTCACCAATACCGAGGTTGACAGAATACTCAGGGAATTCGCCCTTAGGAGTCTCAATGTCGGTTTCGTCGGTAATCATGACAGAATCGTTATTGCCACGATGAGAAATCAGCTTGCCACCAGACAGCTCGACTTCCTTGGTCTCGTACTTGATGTACGGCTTATTGAAGGAGGAGTCGACACGGACGAAGTTCGGATAGAATCTGCGAGCGAGACATTCGATTGCCTGGTTGTATAAGTCGAAGTTCGGATCGCCAGCGTACTTCGTGTAGCCCTTCATGAGCTTGAAGATCAAGATGGGGAAGATAGCGGTGAGGCCGTCGCCCATGCCTTCGTACTGCGCACGCATGAGGTTCTTGCTTACCATACGACCGCAGTTGGAAGTATCCATACCGAAGTTAAGGGAAGAGAACGGCACCTGGTTACCTGAGCGAGACTGCAGAGAGTTCAGATTGTGAACAAGCGCTTCCATTGCCTGATGCGTGTCAATGTCGGTGCATTCGATAGCGGTAGCGACACATTCCGGACGGTATACGTTGTACAGATCCGCCAGCGGCAAGTCCATTGTAATGCCGATCTCTGCAAGCTTCTTGGCAACACGCTTGATCATCATCTCTTCGGTCTCTGCGGGTTGCTTGAGGAACATTTCGTATTCCTGGTCATGGGAATACATGGCATAGCGGTTAAGTTCACGAGCGAGGTTCTTACGGAACGACTCGTCTACGAACGGTGCAAGGTCAAAGTCGATATTGTCGCAAGCGATACCACCGTACTGCTGATTCGACTGCAGCTGGAGAATAACGGCGGTCAATGCCGCAGCTGACTGGATAGACTTGGCTCTACGCAAGAATCCAGTACCAGAATCAAATCCACTCTTTAGTAACTTGCCGATTGGGGCAAAAAGACAGTTAAACGTCAAGTCATAAAAATTCAAATCGTGCGTGTGCAGGTATCCTTCGGTATGCTCATCTACATACTTGCGAGAAATCGTGTTCAAGCAGTTGTACAGTTTGTTGGTCTCGCTGGCAATCTTGCCATACATGCCAGCCGGTGTAACGCCAGATTCATTGGCGTTGTCTCTTAAGATATTCACGCTACCGAGCTTGTCTTGCTTCAACTTACGAATGATGGCATAAACGCCACTTTCATTCTCACGGATCCTAGCACGGTCTTGACGGTACTTTATAAAAGCCTTTGCCACGCAGTTGTAACCGCTATCCATGAGCACGTTTTCGATGGTGTCCTGGATGTCCTCGACCTTTGCGGACTTCCTTCCGCCAGCCGACAGGTCGTCGACGACTTCACCTACAAGTCCGTCCAGAATTTCGTTTGTGTATTGGGTCGTGCAGTCCTTAAATGCTGCCTCGATTGCGTCATAAATGTGCTTCGTATCGAATGGTTTCTTACGGTGGTCACGCTTAATTACATGTATTAACATAACATCTCTTTTGCCGTTTCGGCAGTTAAATTTATCGTTTCGGTAATGGCAAGTTTAGCAATATTCAAATGCAAAAACAAACACCAAAATGACCCAAAATTAGCAGTAAAACACTATATATTGTTGATAAGTTGTTGATATTTATACCATATGTAGATATCACTTCAACCGGGCCCAATAAAAACGCCGGAACCGAGCTGGTTCCGACGTAAATTATTTTTTACTTACTTTTTTGCCGTGACGATGTGACCGTCCGACCCAGTCACCATAGCCGCATTTGCGATGCTCTGGATGCGCTTGTTCACCGCCGATGCGAAGTCGTCGATGCCGTATCCGTCCGGATATAGGTCGACAAGGTCGCTGATGATGCCAGCAATGTGGGCATGGGTGAAACTTGCGTCGATGATTGTCTGCATCAGCTTGGCGAAGTCCTCGTTCGTCTCGACCATCCAGTCCGGTTTGGTAGCTCCGAGGCACTTGTAACGCTGCGTAATGACGTCAAGCACCTGTGGGAACGAGTCCGGATTCTTGACGTGGATAACTTCGTCGATACGTCCGTTACGAGTCTTGATGGTAGAGTTGATTCTCTGAGGGTCATTGATCGTCATGATGATGACGCCAGAGAACTTGTTGGAGTTCGTCTCGTCGATACAAGTGATGAACGTCGTAGTGAGGTTGTCCTTCTTGCTGAAGTCGTTACCGTCAATATCGTCGAACACGAAGATAGATCCGGGGAACATGTTCAGAATACGGAACACGCTACGGATCTTTCCAGTATCGTTCAAAGAGTCTGAAGAAATCCAGAACACTGGGACATCGGTGAACTCCATAACGAGCTTGTGGATAGAGACCGTCTTACCAGTACCGGGGTCGCCCTGCAGAATGTAGCCACGACGACGCTTGGAAGACAGCACTGCACGGCAAGTACGAGACATGTCGGCAATGTCGATGTTGTGGATATCGAAGTTGATATTGCGGCGAGGTTCCGTGTGAAAATGACCGCCGTCAATCTTGATCAAGTTCTTCTTGATGTCGATCGAAGAAATGTAGTTGGCGTAGATGATATGCACGATATCGTCCAAGATATCGACACTTTCCTCATCGTCATCCACATCCATGTCATCACTCAAGCCGAACATGTCGGCATTGTACACGCCAACGTTAATATAGCTGTAGCCAGAGTTCTGCGTGACGTTGTTGTCCTTGTTCTTCTGGTCGTAATAGTTGACCTCGACACCGACGTTCACCTTGCGGTACTTGATGAGCATGTACACGGTCACCATTTCGCCGACAGTCTGGTTTCCAGTTGAAGGCGGACGGTGAGTCTTGACAATCTTCACCTTGTACTTATCTTGCATTTCCGGCTTCATTTCGATAAGAGCCTTGCAGATGTCACACGTAGAGTCCATCTGCGTAGTGTGTATAGCCTGACCGTTCTTGTATCCCATGAACTTAGCCAGTTCGTCGTAGTCTGTATGGACTTCGTACTTCTGCGAAATGAACAAGTTGTTCACGATCATGCTGGCCTTGCTCAAGTTCAATGCGGTCTCCGCCAGGTCAGCGTAGTCACGCAGCTTTCCGGTTGCATTGTCCTTGACGATGTCGATGACACTTTCTGCCAAGTGCGTGCCGACATTGATCAGCTTACGGCGAGTATCGCCAGAGAGCTTGTTCTTCAAGTAGCGAAGCTTCGCCTTCGCATCCTTGCCCACCCAGAGATCGCTGTCGATCTCGATATTCAAAAGCATGCTGCCGATATCGTCGAGCAGCCGAGTACCGATATTTTCAGAATTTGTCATTACACACCCATGTTGTCCGGAATGCCGTCATCATATTGAACTGTTACACTGGACTTCGATCCGCCGTACTTCCAAGTTCGGATAAACACCCTGATGAGATTGATTGCAAATGCACCAAATAGCAAAATTTTCAGTACGGAAATGATTTTTTTATGCGTCATTATAGTTCCCTTTAACTTCACTCGTAAGGTTAATATAGTAATTCAGCGGGAAAACGGCAACAATAGCGAATTAATTTCATAAATAGTCGACGGACGGTACGAGTCGTCCCCGGTGTATGAACAACATTTCCCGGTAGACACCGCCATCGAGTGCACCATTCCCCTATGTCCGCCGCAATGCAGTATGTGGTTTGACGAGGCCATGTACTCTCCCAGCAGTTCCACCGATGCGAACGGACTGTCAGTGATGTCACTTTCATTAACCACCAGCGAGACAAGAGCGTTCCTCATTTTCCAGTATCCTATATCGCCTTCGTTTACGCCACCATAAGGGCACGCAATACGGAGTTTCATGTATTTTTCTGACAAAAATGTCTTTACATGGTCAACTATCCAGTCGTGACAATGGTCTTCGTACTCGCCGCAAATCAATATCTGCCCTTTTGGGTCTTCTGGGCGAGAAATTGGCGTCGATACCGGATATGAATCCAACGTAACCGACTTTTCAAGCTCCGGATGTGCGAAATTACCAAGGAAAATCGCCTTGTCGTACTTTCTGACCTTGTTTCTGTACGCGTCATACCAGTCATGGAAAATGTAGACGTTCTTTTTGCCTTCGGCACGCCTCACCAATCCGTCGCCAAACTGAGTAACGCCCAAATCTGGGACAACATTTGGTGCTGCGAACTTGGTTTCTACCTCGATAGTCCTCGCCACGGCCACAGCGAGCAAGTCGTACTTTGACTCGCCCTCGAACGCACCCAGATCTTTTCCAAAAAAAATCATATTTAGGCACCGAGTTCAGCCAGTTTCCTAGCATTTTCCAGATAATCGTCGATTTCCTTACGCTGTTCTGGCGACAAATCCGGAATAGCATCAAAAATCTCGTGAACGAACGTCGGAATGTATGCAGCGCCGTCCTCTGACATGACCGCGTCCAGTATTTTGGTAATCGTTACCCCGTCGCCGTAGTCGATATCGTATATCGTCGTATCGATAGTCAATAGCGTCGCCGGAGTTATCGGCCACCGGAGACGTACGTCAAGACGATTCTGCTTGTTGTACTTGTCAACCAGTTCACCGATACTCACCCGCTTGTCCAAGTATGCAGCAAAATCCTCGTTTGACATCCGTCTCATGCACGCGCAGAGCTTCCGGTTTGTCATATAGACAGATGAATTCTTGTAAGCCACTGTATCCACTTGCGGATGGTACAGATGATACACATATCCAGGCGTTCTGCACACGTTTCCGACCTTCCGCTTGATCTTGTACATGAACGTATCATCCTCGGCTCCCCATTCATAAAATTCCTCATCGAACCCGCCCACGGCTTCCCAAGTCGACTTCAAGTACATATTGCATAGACCGGTTTGCCGATGGATATGCACACCATGGAAACTGAACTTCGAATTGATTGTCCCGCCTCCAAGCAATGTCCGGGTCTGCGCTTCAGACAAGTAATCGACTCCGTCATACGGATAGAGAATACCGACTCCGTTCTTCTTAAGTAGAGAAACACCGTCATCAATCGACTTGGCTGCGATATCGTTCAAGTAGCTGTCCGCATCGACCATCACTATTACGTCTGTTTCCGTATTCTTGATTGCCTCGTTAAGTAATTTCGTCTTGTGGAAACGCTTTCCGTCGTCTACTTGGATGCGCTTAAGGCGAGGATTGTAGCCAGCCAATTTCTCCGACTGGCTCGATTCGCCTTGCTCGGCTACTACTATTTCGGCGTCCGGCATCAATGACAGACAACGGTCGATTACTGCGAACAAGTTCCTTCTGCGGAACGAGTTGTTGCCGTCCATATAGGCCATAACTATCGAAAAATTGGGCATATACAGCTCTTTTGATAAACTCTATACGGAAATATAGCAAAAATAATTTCAAATAGGACATAAATGCCATTTAACGGAATTGCAAACCTTCGTGACGCGAAGGAGTCAGTAAAACTGTCGGCCAAGCAACTGGCCGAGATTAAGAAGTGCGCATTGGATCCTCTCTACTTCATGAATAACTACATGTACATCAACACAAAAGACTATGGCATGCAGTTATTCAAGACGTGGCCGTTCCAGGACGCAGCAGTCAAGCGGTTCTTGAAATACCGCTTCAACATCAACCGATGGAGCCGACAGGTCGGTAAATCCACAATCGTGCGTGGATTCATCTTGTGGTACGCAATGTTCCATTCCGACCAGCTCGTAGCAATGCTCGCAAACAAACTTTCACTGGCAAAGGAACAGCTACAGCTATTGCGTGACTCGTACCTAGCCTTGCCATTCTGGCTACAGCCCGGTGTCAAGCTATGGAACAAGCTGAGCATCCAGTTCTCCAACAATACACGTATCCTTATCGCAGCTACGACTGGCGAAGGTATCCGTGGTTTCTCGCCTAACCTTCTGTACTTGGACGAATTTGCATTCTTGCGTGAAGGTCTCGCAGACGACTTCTGGGCATCAGTGCTTCCGTCTATTTCATCTGGTAAGAAAACACGTGTTATTATCACTTCGACGCCTTTTGGAATGAATCTTTTCTACCGTCTATGGCAAGAAGCTGTAGACGAAGATACTGCATCGTATCACGACTTGCTGTCAAAATTCGTCAGGTCTACTGTGAAGTGGAACGAGGTTCCTGGTCGTGACGCACAATGGGGCATCGACGAAATCGGTCGTATCGGCGAACAGAAGTTCCGACAAGAATACGAATGCGAGTTCGTCGGTTCTGCCATCACGCTTATCGACTATAAGATCTTGCAGAAGCTACATCCAGATAATCCGTTGCCTATGGCGAACATTCCGCCGGACTACCAGATGAGAATGTTCCAGAAGCCAATCATCAGACAGAAGATGGAAGTGAACGGATGGACATATATAGCATCCATAGATACCGGATACGGTATCCGTAAGGACTACCACGTTCTGCAGATTCTGCTCGCAAAGAGCAACATCGACCTCGAACAAGTTTTCGTGATGTCGTCCAATACGGTGACTATCGAAGACTTCTGCGCATACTCCTACCTAGTTCTGCAAGGATACGGATTCCCGCCGCTGACTATCGAATACAACGGCCCCGGCGCACGTACTCTCGGTATCATGTTCAACAACTTGCAGTACGAGAACCTTGTCCACTACGACAACAAGCTTCGTGGCATGTGGGCTACCGATACAATCAAGCAAGCCGCAGTCATGCTTCTGAAGCTGTACGTGCAGCGTTTCTACTGCAAGCTCCACGACGAAGCGACAATCAACGAACTCATGTCATTCACGACTACTACCGAATCCGGACGTAAATGGGGTGCGACTGGCGGCAACCACGATGACCACGTAACATCTCTGTACTGGTGCATCTACTATGCCGCATCTCCGCAGTTCGAGGGCGGAAACGTCGAGGAAGTGGACTTCCTCAAGGGTCTGGAGCTGGCCTTCACCGCTATCGGAAATACCGGCGAGGAGACCAACCGTGCGCTAGAGTTCGTCCAAGACCAGATTGCACAGCGAGAGCAGATGGCGATAGGCCGTCTGCAGCAGCAGCAAGAAGACCAAGAAGTGCAAAACGTATAAACTAGGCATAAACGACTTGGAATAAAATTATGCCCATGTACGACGAACTTGAACAATTGAGGAAACTCACTCGTCCCATTGAACTCGAAGCGATGGCTAAGCCGGACGTCGAACCAGAGGATGACGACTTTGGCGCTCTAGTGCTTGATGCGGAAATGGGCAACCAGCCCTACGACCCGAACCCGAAGGTGAACGCCTACGCCGTTCGTGGCACTGCCGACCAGGCCAAGACAACCGGTGGCAGCTGCGGCACTCCGGCCAAGGGTGCCAAGACCAAGGACGCCATTTTCGGTTCCGAAGATGATGCCGATGCCGAACGTGTAATGGACGAAGGTCTCGGTATCGCCGGTATCGGTCGTTCCATCAAGGAAGGTCTTCACAACTTCAACGAGTGCATGGACATGTGCGACCCGGACTGCAAGATCCACTTCAATATCGGCGACTTCGTGAAGCCGACTTGCTGTGAGACTCCGGTCATCCTCGTTGTGAAGTGCAACGACGGCTCCAACATCATGACCGCCAAGCCGACCGAATGTGCCGACGAATGCGGAGAGAACGGCTGCTGGCCGGAATTCTCGTTCGAACAGGACGAGATCGAGCCGATGGACGAGATCACCCTCGCAGACATCTTCAACGTCATGAAGTTCAATGACCAAGCACAGACCGAATGCTTCAACGGCGGCAGCTACGACGAAAGCCCCATGAAGGCAGCACAGAAGGGCGCTAGCGAAAACCAGCGTGACAAGAAGGCCGCTACGTTCGACGACATCAACGAGTTCATGGAAGACGTGTTCGGCCCGGTCAAGGACTATACTGTCAAGCAGAAGATCACACCAGACCAGCCGGAAGAACAGCGTGTGAAGTTCGGCTTCATGGGGGCACTCTAATCAACTACCCACGGGCTAAAGACCCGTGAGTTTGGGGAGACTCGGACTCATAGTTGATTAGACTCAGTGAAGCGGAGAAATTCGCTGAACTACGTTAGGAAGGTCATGGCACCCTGGGATGTACGGTCAAGTCCCTCGCTCTGCCGAACGTCATTAAACAGCCCTGATGGGTAGGGGCAGTGTGGCGTTCATGATAAGCCTTCCTAACATTGTCGATGACCACCCACAGAGCGTAAGCTCTGCATTACCTATTAAGTTAGGTTCAAAAATAACTAAAGGATAACAACTATATGGTCTATGTACTGAACAAATACAGCAAACCACTGATGCCTACCACACGGTACGGCAGGGTCCGCCATTTGCTCAGGAAAGGACTTGCGGTCGTTGTCGATTACCGTCCATTCACAATCCAGCTTACTTATGACACACCGAACGGCGTGCAGGAGGTCAGTCTAGGCGTAGACGCGGGTACGAAGCACGTAGGCTTCTCCGCTACGACAAAGAAGAAGGTACTTTTCGAGGCAGAACTGCTTTTAAGGTCGGATATCGTGGAGAAGCTCTCCACACGAAGGGAGTTCCGTCGGACTAGAAGGAATAGAAAAACTCGCTACCGCAAGTCCAGATTCCTGAACAGGACCAGGTCCAAGAAGCCAGGGTGGCTTGCTCCTTCCGTACGGCAGAAGGTGGAGTGTCATATCCACTGGATATTGAAGATATGCAATATCTTGCCAATCAGGACGATCACCGTGGAAACTGCGCAGTTCGATACACAACTATTGAAGGCCCAGGAACAGGGGCTTCCGTTGCCGCGGGGAACCGACTACCAGAAGGGAGAACAGCTCGGATTTTCTAATGTTCGGGAATACGTGCTGTGTCGAGACGGTCATAAATGCCAATGTTGTAAGGGCAAGTCCAATGACAATAAGCTGCACGTCCACCACATCGAGAGCCGGAAGACTGGTGGAGATGCACCTAACAACCTCATCACGCTGTGCTCGGAATGCCATGCGAAGTACCATAGGGGAGAAATCAAACTACCAAAGAATGTCAAACGTGGTACTTCCTTGAAGGATGCAGCGGTAATGGGTATTATGCGAAAATCGCTATTCATTTGTCTGAAAAAACTGTTCGGCGATACAGTTCCTTGCTTCGAGACGTACGGATACATCACCAAGCATACCCGCACCACGGTTAATCTATCGAAAGACCATGTGATTGATGCTCGATGCATCAGCGGCAATCCAGTTGCCGAGTCCGACGGTCATTATTGGATTATCCGCAAACTGCGAGCCAACAACCGACAGCTACATAAGGCATCTATTCTCAAGGATGGAATCAGGAAGAACAACCAAGCACCACGTGAGGTACATGGATATAGGCTGATGGATTCCGTTGTTTATGCTGAAAGAACTTGCTTCGTAAATGGCCGCCGGACGTCTGGATACTTTTCGCTATCGGATATTTCCGGGCATGTACTTGCTGGTTCAGTCAACTACAAACACATAACTTTAATCAACCACAACAACACTAACATAATGGAGGAAGCAGTGTTACGCTCACCCACTAAAGATGGGTGAGTTTCCACACTGCATACATTGCTATGAAACCACAACTTTTATTTGATAGCGACTGCCCGGTCTGCTCCGAGTTCAAGCGACTCGTCAGCCGCAAGCTCGGCGATTCAGTCGAGTACGTGGCGATCGGTGCCTACAAGTCAGACTTCGAGTACGTCGACGCAACCGGAACAAAGTACGCCGGTGCAAAGGCGATCGAGAAGCTGTCGGCGGACTTCCCGCAGATCAAGGACTATGTCTGGATTCTTCCGGAAAAGCTGAAGGTGACCGGGCTGAAGGTGGCCTACAAGGTAGGCAGTGTAGTCAGAAAGGCAATATCCAAGGTTCATCACGGATGCAACTGCGGAAAACATTAAGAAAAAGGCCAGTCGATCGACTGGCTTTTCTGTTAATCTACTGGATCAGTAGAATACATTTCTTTGATTTTGTCAATACTCGTATCAACGAAATTATCGTGCTTGGCACGTGACCTCAACACATCATCAACCTTCATAAGGATGTCTTCCTTGTTCGCCGACAAAATCTTGTACACGATGTCGTTATATGACTCCAGATTATGTACTGATACCACGTTATCCGCATAGTACTTGCTGATATACGGGCCTATATTGACTACGATACGCTCAGGTATCTTGTTGCCGACGCTAGGATTATAGGATACAATACGAGGATCATTGCACTTCCCGGCGACCAATATGACCCGTGCGCCACCAACATCCAGCGGAACACCGGTAGGACGCATACGATTCTTCTGGCCTAGCACATCTCCAAGTTTTCCCTTCTGGTACAACTGTTCGATACGCTGCCACAGTCGCACGCCGATTGCTGCACTAGGAGGCGTAGTGTCGACATGCTTGTACAGTTCTACCAAAGCTTCGCAGAGCGCCTGGTCGTCGTCGCATATACGGTTAATCATTTCGAGCATACTAATCATGGAAAGTTCTCGGTTAGATACAACATCAGTTTATCAGAAAGGCCACCGAACGGTGGCCAACTGTTCATCGAATCGTGATTAAATTGCTAACCTATCGAAATAGATTTGCCTTCAAGCGGTGTACGGAAGCCGAGAACCACATGCAACTGTCCAAGGTCGAAAGAACAGCTGATGCGGTTCTCGTCAACCGGCTTCATAATGCTGTACACTACGGTGTGGTCACCCAGCAAGTAGTCTGGGATGTTGACTTGCGCAGCCCACTTGGTAGCTTCCTTTTTCTTCTTGCCGCCCTTCTTCTGCGTCGGCTTGGCCTCTGCGGACATCAAGGATACGTGAGTGTCCCTATGGAACGTCACAGCGACCTCGTTGTTCTGTGTCAGCTTGATTCCGATATTCTCCTTGGGGATACCCGGCAAGTCCACGAACAGGTGGCATTCCGTATCGGTAATGACCAGTTCGGAGAACGGCTCGGCAAGCATGCCCATGGGAGCTTGCATCGGCTGTGACTGGGGCTGGGGAGATTGACCGATAGGGATGTTCATTCCCTGCGGAGGCTGCTGCGGCTGATAAGACATCGGCTGAGGCTGCGGAGCGTAGCCCGGAGCCAGCTGTCCATAGGTGGCTGGCTGCTGTGCATAACCTGTCTGCGGAGGCGAAATAGGTGCCGCTGGGGGCATCTGCTGCGTATTCACGCCAACGCCACGTCCACGGGGCATCCTCTGTCCCGGAACCGGGTTGTTCGCACTGATACGTGCAGTTTCCTCAGCCATCTGCTGAATGATCTGCGGACTGATGCGTTCGCCTTCGCCAGTCTGACCGATAACCGAATTGTAGTCCGGCTGTCCAGTAAAAATAAGTGTATCGTTAGCCATATTCGACCTTTTTCCTAAATATTCAACTTCGACCTTGTCGCCATGGAACAAACCCTTTATGAAATTCAACACTCCCATCACGAACCAACCGAAGCTCTAAGCTCGGCGACTTCTCGAAGTCCTTTCAGTTTAGCAAGAGCCCTCGTGCGCATGCGGCGCAAGAGTTCCTTGCTGACCCTTCGTTCGGAGGATATTTCGCTGATAGTTTCCTCGCAGCCGTCCAAGCCATACAATCTTCGTAATAAATTATTCTCTTCTGCGCTCAAGTTGTCTTCCATGACGTCACGGAGCTTTTCTTGCATAAATTCCTCTGCGTGATCGGCATCGGTCTCCAGTTCCGAGGCGACCGTGTCGCCCACGGTAAAGTGGGATTCATGGTCATTTTCGCCACATACCGATGCGGAAAACGATGTGGTCTCCCTGATGGCGTTGTCGGCAAGGACACCGTACTTGAACTTGTCCACGGCCTCTCCGTTCTTCTTTGCGTCGAGAACGTCGTGTCGTGTCTTGACCGGGACTCGAACCATGTCGCAGTTGTTCACGATCATGTTCATGTGCCGCTTGACCTCGTATGCGGCGAACGATCCGAACTTGGTTCCTGTCTTGTAGTCGTATTTCTCGAAGGCTTCGAGCAATGCGAGCTTGCCCTCGGCGTAGAAATCATTTATCGGCAAGCCATTCTGCTTCTTGTACGACTTTGCGACAGCAAGCACGAACCGCAAGTAGGACTGGATGATGGCCACCTTGATGTCCTGTTTGCGACGTGCATCCTTGATTCTGTGGAACTCCTCGAACAGCTTGCGCTCGGCTTCACGTCCGAGAATCTTGAATTTCTTGGTCTCCTCTATGAGCAGACGTGTACTACGGTCTTCTTCATGGGTTTTCATCTACGTCCCGATGAAAAGCTGAAAATAAATATACATAATTGTAATTTGAAATGCAAACCGATGGTGAACTACGCACCGCCTAAAGGCGGTGAGCTTCGCGTTGCGTATCGTTGTTTCCCGCGCCTTTAACCGCAGTCCCTGCGGCGAATAATCTTTTCCCTTCGGTAAGGATGTTGATAGCGGCATTGACGTCACGGTCGTGAGACGTGCCGCACTGCGGACACGTCCACGACCTTACGTTCAAGTCCTTTGTCAACGAATTCTTGAATCCACAGCAGTGGCATAGCTGAGACGAGGGGAACCATCGTCCGACGCGGACGATGGTTCTGCCGTACCATTCAGCCTTGTACTGTAGTTTGTTCAGGAACATCCTCCAGGCTGTGTCATGCTCGGACTTCGCGTGGTCGC